ACCATATCTAAGCGCATCGTATAGGTGATCTTCTGCTTTTGTATCTACATCTTCAGGATTATTTTTATCTAATGGTATAGCCGGTATTTGTGATATTGTATTTACACAAGTATCAAAAAATACCAATCGGGATTCTCCTGTGTAGTCGTCTATCTGTAAACGTCTATGCAATTCGTTTTTACCCGAGACCCGACTTCCCCTACTTCTATCAGAAGGCCTCCATCTACAACCTTTCATAATCATTTGCTCTGCTAACGATGGACCCGTATCCCCGCGCTTATGCCAAAGACTACTATCTAATACACCATACTTTATGTTACCATCATCTTTTTCAAGTTCTAAAATAATGTCAGCTAAATCTGTTGCTAATACTTTAGAAACATACAATTCCCGATAAACAATTAACTGCTCATCTGAAGAAATCGTGAACCAAAGAACACCAGAATAAGAACCATAACCATAATCACAAGACCTAAACTTTCTCCAATTCTTAGGAACGTCGAAAGGTGCAATAACATGATGCTGTCTATTAAATTCTGTAAACGCCGCACCCTCTTTAATATCCCAATCACCATGTAATAGTTGCCTTCTTTGCTGTTCCGGCAACGATAGAAGCATTGCTTCATAATCTCCCGACGTTGCAAGATACGGATTATCTATTAGTGAAGCAGGAATAAAGCGACGGTTAAATAAAGATTTTCCTTCTTTACTATGTCCTTTAGGAAAAATTAATGCCGTTCCTGTTTCTATGTCAACAGCATTAAAAGTTTTATTTGCGGGTGACGGATCAATAAACATCTTCTTGACCCAACTATGCCCCCTACCCCCCGGATTAGTAGTTGCCCGCATAAAGATAGGCAGATCAGGAGCAGTGGACCGTAGACGAGAACGCATAAAGTTCCATGCGTATGGCGTTGGCCATTGTGTTAACTCGTCAAAGCCTATCCAGCTAAAAGCCAGACCTTGATAACGCAACACATCCTCATCCCTATCAAGATAGGACATCCAGAGTCGCGCACCAGAAGGCGCGGTCCACTGCATCTTTCGTTCTGACCATTTAATTCCCGGCCAGACTTTCGGATACAGTTCTTGTGACTTGTATACTAGCTCTCTTAGTTCTTCTGTTGTATGTCTAAGTAACAAGCCACTAAAATCAGGGTGTCCCAGATAACGTAGCGGATCAGCTAACATGGCGTAGGATTTGCCACCACCTGCTGCACCCCCGTATAAAACCTCCCGCTCACTTGCCGCTAAAAATTCTGTTTGCGGCCCTTCATTTGGTTTAAATACTACTACATGCGTATCCTCTACAGAATCTCGGTGTACTACTTCTTTTTCATTCTGCAGAGGCTTTTGCTCCAAGTCTTTCGGTTTCGAGTTCTTTTGCTTTTTCGATTGCCGTTTCCGCATACTCTGCCCACTTGCGGAGACTTGTAGCTTGTCTCTTACGTTGCTGTTCATGGGCAAGCCTTTTCCTTAATCCAACATGAGAAATGTATCTTTCCGTCCGAGTAGATAACCAATTCGCTACCTCTCTGTAGGAATACTGTTTAATATACTTTCTAGCCTGTTCTAAAACGTCAAGTTGTTCTGAAATAGGTCTAAGAATATAGGAATCATTCTCATCTAACTTATAACCAAAAGGAACTGTGCGAGCTATACGCGGTATAGAAACCCATTCCTCGTCTTCTTTAATATCGGTTGGCTGTGGTAATTTCCACTCACCCGCAGTTCTAGTCATTAGTTTCTTTTGCAGGTAGCAACATGATACCCCCGGAACTTTCCACATGCACTTTTTCAGTTTTAACAATACCGCTTCGATCTAATAGTTCCTTTGCGGCATTTAACTTTTCACGTATGCCTAATTCCGTTGGATCAAGTACGCCACCAACCATAGCCATAGCTGCACGTGGCGCGTTACGTGCCATGTACAACTGTGTAGCTTCAATAACTTCGTCTTTTAACCCCCGAATAATTTCGGTTGTACTTGTACTTTCCGAATATCCTGCAAGCAACTTTGCTTGTATGACATCCCCACTTGCTTCATCAAATAAAATAGATAGGAACTTAGTTTGCTTTTCTGTAAGGTTTCTAGTCATTCTTGTTTTCTTTCTACGCCAATTTTTCTTGCAGCCAATTTGACAAACGTTTAAGTAGTTCGTGTACCTTTGCGGTGGGCCAAATAACCCACTCAACAATTTTGATAGGAATAAGCATTACCCACGTTATAATATTTTTAATCATAGTTCCTCCTTCGTACTAAAATTAAATTCAATTTTTACACCATGCGGATCGTGCACAAAAAGTTGACGTATATCCATACTAGGAATTTCTCTATCCGACCATTCAATACCTTTATCATTTAAGTTTTTGGTAAAGGTATTAAAGTTATAAGCCCTAAAAGCTATGTGATCAATATTTCCTGTCGTATTTGAAAGGGTCTCTTCCATCTCAATAATATGAACTACCGGATGTGCAGCAAGGTACAACCATATACCGGGAATATCCATTGGCGGTCTAAAGCCCTCTTCAAATCCCAAACCATCTACGTAAAAGTTACGACATTTTTCTACATCATTTGTTAATATATTAATATGATCCAACGCCGCAATATTTTTTACTGCCATTATGCAAATTCTCCATGTTCCATAGCATATGCTAAATTATCTGCCCTAGATTTTACTTGCCTAGCCCAGCGTGAATCTTTCATCTCTAAAGCTGCACGAGAAAAGTTTTTACTAGCTATAGCACCCCACATAAGAATAAATTTGTTTAATCGCGGCATTCCCATATTAAATGCCATATCAACTAATACTCTTTGTCTTACAGCATTTAACTCTCTTACAATAGAACGATGCTGTAATAACTCTCTTTCAACAATCTCAATATCTTCATAGGCAAGAAAATACGCATCTTCTTTTGTTATACCATTTTCGTAAACATCGTGCATAGTTTTTTCCATATGCGCTAATTCCAAATCTGTTATACCCCTATGCTCTAAATTTCTCCCAATTCCTATTGTATCAATACCTAAACTATCTTGATATACGTGTAATACCATACCTTCATGGTAGGCAAGTTGTGCCGTTAAATCCTCTCTACTATACTTTGGAAAATAATGCTTTAACTTCACTTTATTACAGACCCTGTAGAAGCGTTATGTGTACTGGAAAAGGACATACCATATTGCATTATTAAAACTACTCCTTCTTTTTACTACGAGTTTTACCTTTACTTTTTGTTGAGGAGATAAAGCCCGCCATTGCGCCTACACCGCCTTTGTTGCCTTTATCAGATACATATTTACCACTATATTCTTTAGCAGCGGCACGAGCATTCTCTTCACCTTTTTTAGTATACGGAAATACAACTGTTGGCATCTTATTTACTCCTTATTATCTTCTGAAGAAGATTTTCTATTCTCTGGCTTAAGATATTTATCTCCCACAATGAAGCCGTGAAAGTTATCTCGAAGAAAAGTATATACTGCTTCGGTAGGAATAGACCACCCCATATGAGTTACGACTTGAAAATTAGAAGCAGATACTCTAGAAGGTACACCAATCATTTCGTATCGTTTACGCCTATCAGAATATGCAAATAACGCACCACCTGAATTACCAAATATAATAGGAGCGGTTGCTAACTGATATCTGTATCCATCGATAACCTGTTCAGCAAAAGCCATTTCACCAGAAGTCATAGAAGGAGGATAACCGAGCCCTGCACCTACTGCCCACACAGTCTGTCCTAACTTTGGCAACTCGTCTTCTGGCAGTAGATGGGCTATATAAAATATTCCACGTTCTGTATCTCGTAATTTTAATAGAGCTAAGTCTCGTTGCTCATCGTATGCTATAATATCCGCCGTTCGTCCACGAGTACCTACTGACCGCGAACAGCGTACATAATCAAACCAAAATGCAGTAACGGGCTCTCTAGTTTCTCTTTTAACTTTCTCACCCTTCATTCCATCCCAGACTTCTTTTATCTTAACCTGCTTACGGATTACATGGTAGTTAGTTAGGATATAGGATTCCCACTTGCCCTCATGTTTCATTGAATAGAGCACTGTGCCAGAACCTGAAGTATTAATACGTACTGCTGTATTCAACATCTCTTTATGTTGGGGTCCACAGTTTGCCGCTATAGCCTTTGTAGTGTCGTACTGTATAAGCATTCCTGATAGGACTACTATGGTAAAAAATGAGAAAAACATTT